TGTCGGTTTTCTTGTCGATGTAGAACTTGCCGCTCAAACGGCCGACACCGGTCACCATGATGGTCTGTCCCGCACACAGATCGGGACGGCCCATCGTCTGAAAACTGATCGTTGTAATGCTGTGGTTGGCCGAGGTGACAGCCGCCTCGATCTTGCGCTTCGCGTCAGCGAGGTTGTCCGCCTTGGTCGAGGATTTGAGCAGCCGCTTGCCGCCGCCTGTCGTATAGGTGACGTCCTTCTTGGTTTTCGGGTCGGTATAGGTGATCGTACCGCCGGTGTAACTGCCTGCAAGCGTGGTGTTCCACGAGAACGAACTCATTTCTTCGCGCGGTATCGTTGCAACCGGGTCTTTCTTCTTGTACTTTTCCCGGTCAAAGATAACGATTTTCGACCGGAATACCTTGAGCATCAACCCGTAGTCATTACACAGCTGATTGAGAAAGCTGCTGTCTGTTGCGCTGCTCTGTTCCTGCGTAGAGATGGAAACATCGGTCGCATCAAAGACCAGCTGCAGCTTGTATCGGCTTGCGATGGTCTGCGCGACCTTTTTCAGCGTGACCTTTTCCCAGTTCTGCGTGCGCTCGGTAGCCGAAAATGCATCCAGCGCCGGTGCGGACACCCCTGACATCTTAAAGGCAGCCTTGCCGCCGTTATCCGAGTAGCTTAGGTCGTCCAGCGTGAACAGGCCGCAGTCCAGCGACGGCGTTTTTCCGTCGCCGTCCCTCTCTTCAAAGAGAATCTTTGCGGTAATCTGGTCGCCTTTGTGCGGCAGCCATGCGCTGATCCACTGGTAACGCGGATCTCCCACGGTCAGCGAAATGCTGTCCGAAGAACCGCCTGCCGGGTCGGTATAACTGAACGCTTCACCGAACTCCTTGAGCGAGGTCTTGACCGCAGCACCGTTGTACTGTAACTCGACCGTTGCTTTGCGTGCTCTCATGCGTCACCTCTCCATGGCGGCAGTGTGGTCGAGCTGTTTTCAGGTTCATCCGGTACAACAAGCTGCACGCCCGCATCAAACTGAAAGATGTCCAGATACTTGAAGTTCGCCTGCATGAGTAAATCAGCCCGCTGCTCATCGTCATAAACCACCTTTGCAATGGTGTCCCACTGGTCGCCCGCCTGCGTGATATAAATGCGTGACATTGCGTGCCTCCTTACTATGCGAACGATGTACGGCGCTGCTCACGCTCGTACTGCGCCATGAACTCCTTGAACTGCTCGAACGTCTGCGACATGGCATCGCGGACATCCTCCTTGCTCGCGCCGCTGGATACATAGATCGTAGGCGAGAACGTGATTTCTCCTCTGCCGCCGGTCAGGCCGTCCAGCATGGAGGACAGCTTGGAGAGCGGAATGACCGCCTCGGGTTCGCCACCCTCACCGATGAGCGCGGTGGTCGGCGCAGTAGCGATACCTCCCTCTGCCAGAGCGACATTCGGAATGGTCGGAATGTGCAGCGAGAACGTCTGACCGCCATACTTCGGCACCCATTTGGGAATGCTGACGTGCAGACTGTTCAAGCCGCCGATAACCGTATTGATGGCGCTGATAATCGCGTTGAGCGGTGCAGCTGCAATGCCGACCAACGAGCGGAACACGCCGGAGAAGATGCTTTTGACACCCTCCCACGCCTGCCGCCAGTTCGCAGAGAAAACACCCTTGATAAAGGTGATGAGGCCGCTGAACACATCACGGATACCTCCGCAGATCATCGATAGCGTTGCACCGACACCCTGCACGATGGAGGCCATCCACGGGAAACGCTCTGTGATAGTATTTGCCAGCTCGGTGCATTTCTGCACCAGCGTATCCCAGTTGTTGTACAGCACCGCACCGATAGCCACGACCGCCGCGATAGCCGCGATGACCAATGTCACGGGCGAGGTCAGGAACGCCATTGCTGTGCTGAGCGCCGTTGTGGCAACCGTCGTAATAGTCTCCCATGCGTACAATGCCATGAGCGCTGCAGTTTCTGCTCCGCTGCCGATTGCAGCAACAATAGCTTGACCGTTATACAGCAGCAATGCCGTACCCAGTGCACCGACTGCAATAGCAGCCACCTCGAACGCCGTCTTGTGCTCCTGCAGAAAACCGGTCATGTCCTGCACCATCTGGGCGCTGTCGCTCGTCCAGTTAAAGAAGTCGGACAGTGCCGGAACGACCGTTCCCGTGATGGCGCCGCCGAGGCTGTCAAAGACCGGGCCGAGGCTGTTCTTCATCCAGCTCCACAGGTCCTTGATGGCCGGAATGACCGTATTTGTCAATGTGTCCTTTAGGCCACGGAATACCGGACTAAGATTATCCTGAATCCAGTGCCAGCAGCTCTGCACTGCCGGTACGACGTTCGCCTGAATATAGCCGCTGACCCGTGTCATCGCGTCGGACAGTCTGGGCAGCACATTGCTGCTGATCCAGTCCATCGCGGCTGCGACGCTCGGACCGAAAGCCTCCATAAACGAGATTTTAGCATCGTCCAGTGCGGAGTTCATGCGGTCCATCGCGCCCTGCAAAGTGCCGGTGACGGTCGCGTCCATGGCTTCGAGTGCGCCGCCTGCGTTGTAAACCTCATCTGCGAGGTTGTCCCATGCGGATGCACTGCCGTCTGCACCGCCTCGAATGCCCTGCAGCAGGTATTGAAAGTCGGTATAGTAGTTCGTACCGGCCAGCGCGGCCATATTGGCGTTGCGCTCCGCCTCTGTCATGCCCGACATGGCCTTGTCGGTGTCGATGAGGATGTCTCGCATGTCACGCATAGCACCTGCGCTGTCGTACACCTGTACACCGAGCTTTTTGAAGGTCTTGAGCGCAACATCTTTAGAGGACATACGTACCAGCATGGAGTTGAGGGCGGTGCCTGCCTCTGCACCCTTAACGCCGTTATTGGCGAGGATACCGAGAGCAACAGCAGCATCCTTGTAGTTCATGCCGGTCGCCTGAACTGCACCGCCGGCCCCCTTGAACGCCTCCATCAGATCGCCTGCGGTCGTGTTCGCCTTGTTGTTCGTCTTGACCAGTACGTCCAGATACCCTTGCAGATCGTCCACGCCGACACCCATTGCACTCATGGAATCCGTTACCTGATCCGAGGTAGTCGCAAGGTCGGCCTGCGTGGCCTCGGCCAGCTTGAGCAC